CCTCTATTAAGGCCCTGACCAATATTCACAAGCTGCGCTAATAAATTCTGATTTCTTTCTCTTTGTGCCAGCCTAGAATTATTTAATCCTCCAGCTAGCCCAATATTTTTAGTTCTTTGTGCTTCTCTTGCTACTTCTTGTTGCTCTACTGCAGTTCTATTATAGCCGTACCTGGATCTATTACGTTCATCTATCTCTTGCGATATACGAGATTGCTCTTCTACTTCTTCTGGAACAGCATCTATAAGAGATGTGTCATTAACACTATCAATTAAAGATTGTTCAAAAGGTCTAAATTCCCTAACTAAAAAATTATGCTGTCTTTGAGTCACATTAGCAAAAGCCCTATCTGGATCAGAAACTTGGGGTAGGTTAGACGCCGAATAATTTTGGCTAGAATTTGGGTCGTAGTTTAACGTGCCTAAATCTGATGCGGCATTATAATTCTCGGCTACAATACCACTTACTTGTTCGGGTTCTCCCACAGGTTGAGTTACAGGCATAGGAGCTTGTGTCTGTGTAGGATTTGCATCAACAGAAAAATAGTCCTGACCATATTTCTTGTCACGTTGATAAAGTTCCCTAAGTTCAGGGGACATTCGTGTATGTTGTTGAGCCATTTTACCTAACATATATAATTAACCTGTTGTGTAAGGTGTAAAACTACCTTGTTTCTTTCTCATACCAAAAAAGCCAGTGTCAAAAGTTCCTGCTTTACCACCCTGCATTCCGCCAGCTTTACCTGAAAAAAACGTACCCCCAGAGGCTACATTACCTGCACCCATACTAGCGACGTTTTTAGCTACATTAAATAAAGCTTGATTACGGGCTAGTCTTACGGTTTGTTTAGCCTGGGCTTTTGATAAATTTTCGGACTGTTTTAGTCTTGCAGCATTAGCTAAAGCATCTCCAGCATTCATACGCTGACCTGTAGCAGTACCTAATACATTTAATTGGTTTTCGGTAGAAGCATTAGCAGCATCTGTATTTGCAGCTAGCTGATTACCGATAGCACCTAATGCTATATTTCCAGACTGACCTAACCCTTGAGATAGAGCTAAATTACTTTGTCCTGTTAGAGCCTGCATCGTATCTGCTTGCGCTCTACCTTTTAGAGTAGGGGCAAATTTCTCTTGAGCTGCTATATCTCTTTGTCGTTCTAGTAAAGGCTGATAAGTATTCTCAAAATACCTTTGCTCTTCAGATGCGACCGCAGCTTGTGTTTTTTCTAACTCACTAGGCGCATAGTCTTTTGCTTTAGGTTTACTTCTACTTCCCACGCTTTATCTCCCTGTTATATATTCTTGTCTCTAATTCCCACCCGGTACTTGTAAAGTAAGATTCTAGTTCTTTTACGTCAGACCTAGCTTCTAGAAATCTACAACCACACTCTGTTGCTATTTGTTCAAACCATTCTATATGATTTAACCAATTATTTTGACCCGTTTCGTACACATATCCCAACCACACAACTAGTGTTTTATCGTGTGTAAATGGATCTGTATCTACACTTAAAACTACAAATCCTAACGGAGATGTAAATAACATAGACCTGCCGTTTACACATTCGCTGTAAACATCTTCGGGCATGTAAGTAAGAGAAGGACTTGTATCTAGTATACTTTGTATACCCGCTCTAACTTCTTCCCAGCATGTACGTATATCAGTTACTACAGGCTGTATAAACTCTTTGTTTTTGTTTATAGGTGTTACTGTATCTGTCATATTAATAGTCTACTTCTTTGCCGTATCTTTTGTACCTATTTCTAGAACTAAGACCTACGCCTTTATATTTAACAAGTCGTTTTACACCTAAATCTCCACTACGCGCACGTAATTCTGCATTGCTAACTTGTTCATTAAATAATGATAAATAGTCTCTTGCTCCTGCAGGATCACTCCACTCTCTAGAAGGAATTCGCATTAACCTGTACAAAGTTCCAAAAATAATACCGTCTCTGTAATCATTAGAAAAAGCAGTACTAATATTATTAGTCGTACGAGTGGGCTTTAACGCCACAGATAAATGTATGCCGTTTACTAATTTAGAGTTAGGTATAGGTATAACCCAAAAGGTATCCGCACTTTTTTGCAAATAAACTTGGGGTTTAGTAGAACGATCTCGCCAGTCAGGATAGTTAAGCTCCAGACTTCTTGGGCTAATAGGGTCTAAATCATCTCCGTCATGAGTCATCCAAAGAATGCTATGGACAGACGTTCCTACAGGTTGGTCAAAATCGTATTCGTAAATGCCGGATATAGTAGTAATAGGGTCTAAGTCTTGAACAAATGCTTTTGTTTTTTCACAAAACTCAATAGTTGCAGAGCGTAGATTACTTTCTACCAATGAATCAGGACACCCTGGTACATAAGGTAGTATTTCTTTTACTAACGACTCATAACTAGCCATATTCTATCCTAGCCTGCTGGCATTGCGGGCGGGACAGCTCCAGTATCTTGGTTAGGACTTAGTCCAAACTGCGCTTGACCTCCACCGGTAAGACTACTAGCAAATAATTGATAATGATTACCTGCCCTTTGTTGATTTCCTGCGTATTCCGCATCTTTTAAGTAACATCTAAATAGCACATAGTCGATGATTGCATTAGCAAAAATATCATCTACTGAAATAGTACCACTAGTAGCAGTTAAATCTGTAGGTGCTCCAGAGAAAACAATCTCTAAAAACGTGCTTGTGCTAGATGCTCCTGGGTAAACATAAAAAGCTCTAGGATCATCTTCATCAAAAATATAATGTTTTACTATAGTAGTATGCGCTGCATCCCCAGAAACCGTTGGGTCATGCCAATTTGGTTCTTGAGTATTTAATATATCTGCATCTACTAGTCGTACTGCTCTTTTACCAGTAGCACTACCGGCAGCTGAAGACATATTTCTTGTAACTTTAATAAGTCTAAGACCACCCGAAGGTAGAGTCTGTTTTGTGCCAACTACAAGTGCCATGTTAGCGGTAGTTGCCGTAGACTCGGGTCGAAGATTACAAACTTCTCTCTGTGCGTCATTAATATATCGTAGCAACTCCGCTTCGGGCCAACGAATGCTCGTTGTATCCTGAAGGATGTCTTGTATACGAGATATTAAGTTGGCACCTGTTAGTGTACCTGCCATAATTTTACCTCGTTAATTACTCAGCTTTTTCTTCTTCCCCTGCTTCTTCTTCTTGTACGTAAGCTTCGTTTACGTCTGGCGTGCTAGGATCGTCGGCAATATAATGCCCATCTTCGTTCCTAGCTCTTGTCTTTTTTGCAGTAGTCTTAGCTTTCGCTTTCTTAGCTTTCGGTGCTGGTTTAGCTGCTTCTTTAACTTCAACTGCGCCTTGCTGTTGAGCTTGAAGACCTAAATCGTCACCTACTTCGCGTTCCTCGCCTGCTGCTAAAAAGATAGAGGCGCCCCAAGTAGTAGTAACATGGAGATCTGTATCTGATTTAATTTTCACTTTTTTCTCCTAAAAAAGAATTAATAAAAGTAAGTAGCCCCGAAGGGCTACCTACAACCTGTGCTCTAGTAAGCAACGTCCAACCTTACGATACCAAAGTCTTCATTCTGTCCTGAGACATCTGAATGATAAACTGGTTTCTTAAAGCCGAAAATCTTACCAATAGAGATACCATTTTGGTTTCCATAGTCAAAACTATCTTCGACAATTTCTGGAAGACCGATATCAGCCATTGCAAGGCCTTGTGCTCCAACAAATAGACATGCAGAACCGTCAACGTCAGCGTTAGCGCCCCACTTGTATCCGTTAGAACCAGCGTTACCAGAAGCTCCTGAAGTCGCGCCACTTGTGTTAAACACGTGTCTGAATTCATGAACCATAACGCCGTCAACCATTAAGCTTGAAGAACCTGAGAATAACTCATTGTTTGGTCCTCTGATTCCAGCATTCCTAACGTTAGTTAAGAAATCTGAATCAAGTTTAAGGTCAGCCATTACTTGAGGTGATATAAATAAATGATATACCTCTTCGTTTCCTGCGCCTCTCATGCCTCTGATGTAATTATCTTTAGCATAAGCTTTCAACTGCACAATAGCTTTATAGTCTAGAGTGTCAGCTGCAGCAACTGCAGTAACATCACCAGCTACGATACCATTGGTAGCATCATACCTTCTATGTCTATTAGACGTAGGGGCGGATACGTCACCAGAGAATGCAAGATCACTAAGATTTTGACCTGAACCCAGGCTAGTTCTTAATGAGCCATTATTCTTGACTCCGTATGAAACACCAGCCATCGTTAGAAACGCTAACTGGTCAATACGATCTGCCATTGCGTATGCAAGTGCATCTCTTGAGTGCTCACGGAAGTTGACAACAGATTTTTGATCAGCAAGCCTACCAGATAGTCTGTTTGCAAATCTTAATTGATCTAATTGAACAACGATGTCGTACGCTCTTAATGCTTCTTCATTACCTTCGAGAGTGTTGTCTCCAACGATACCGTCACCTGTCATATCGGCAAGAAGAGTAATTACTGCTCTTGCTCCTTTTTCAGATTGGGTTAATTCAGATATTCTCTGAACCATAGCGTTAGGACCACTACCCGCAAATTGGTTAATGAAGGACATATTTCGAGCAACACGCCAGAAATCACGTGACCAGATTGTAAGCTGTTCGCTGGTCAGTGCGCTAAAGTTTGTATTAGCCATTTTGTACTCCAATTTAAGTTAAAAACTAACCGACTTTTGGGGCGATATTTACCCGTATACCCTTTATCGTTGGGGCTACGACATCGTATGTTTTACAAGAACGACCTTGACCAGATTAACGCCGTGGTAGGCGAATGCGTTTTTTTACTGAAACGACTCAGGCTAAATATCGTTTTAGCGGACGAAGTTATTACTATCGTATCACAGTTTTAACCAAAGTCACCACGCATTCGCTTTAAGGTGTCATCAGGTAATGCTCCAAACTCGTCATCTGAGAGAACATTTATATCTGCTACTTTGTCTCCCCTCTTAGATGTGCCTTCGCCTTTCATCTTTGGAGGTTGTGATTTAGATGCTTCTAATTTCTTTTTAACTGTTGTTTTCTTTCTTTTTTCTACAACAGCTTTATTTTGTTGTGTAGTTTGTACAGCAGCATTATCTTCATCCGTGCGCAATAAATCAGGTCTTTTAGCTGCTAATGTATATTCAGTTGCTTTAGCTAAAGAATCTGCAGGAGTGTAACCCTGAGTAACAAAAGCATCTCGTAAGTCACGTACTTCTTCCGCAAGTTCTACATCAAAGTTTTCACTGTTTTCGTTTAAGACCTCAAACGTATCTCCAATCTCTTGAGCTTTTACTGCTAGTTCTTGTTCGGCTTGGCTCATAGATACTGTTTGGCCCATCTGCGCTTGCATTTCAAACATTAGCTGTTCTTTTTCAGCCGCTCTAATTTCAGACCTAATAGAAGAAGCTTTAGCAGAATCTCCATCTAAAATAGCTTCTTGATAGGCTACTTCCTTA